TGTCTATGGACAGTTACCTTGTTTCCTTCTGTTACGTTTACGGTTATAGACATGCGCTCTCATACATTATTACTGAACAATATCTTGAACAACTTCAAAAGAACCATACAACCAAGTGTCTACAAATCCTGTAGCAATCAATGTTGTTTGTAATCCATAAACGTATGTTCCTGAATCCACAGCCATGTCGGCAGCAGGTATCTCTATTGTGAGTACACCGCTTGATGTTCCTGTAATATCTATGTCTGTATCGGCAATAACAACTGGGCCACCATCGTATTCACGAACCTCCATCTTGTAGGTGTACAAGGTTAGGTCTAATTCGGTTCCGTCAGAGTCTTTAATGTTTGCGACAAGTTTAAACGTGTCTCCTCTCCTACAACATATATTTACCTGTGACGCTGTATTAAGGTTTACGTTGGTTGCATTACCACAAGTGCATGCGCTTGTTGAACAAGATGAACACGACATTTTAATCTATGGTTAAGTTGGTTACTATATCTTCACTGAGCGGGGGTCTGTCTCCCTGGCGTTGTGCAATCAACTTACTTTGAGCCAATGCTTGTTTGTTGATGCGTTGGTCTTTTCTGTTTTCAGATTCTTGCTCTGCAGCCATTCTGTTTCCGCTTTCTATCTGTTGCTCTACTACGCCGTACTCTCCTTTAAGTTTTTCTATCTCTATCTTGAACTGGTATTCAAGTTGCATCAGTTGCGCTTTTGCTTGCGCTTCCATTTGAATCCGCTGTGCTTCTATCTGCGCATCCATTTGTTTCTTCTGCATTTCCATTTGTGTAGAAACTTGTGTTTGTTGCGCATTCACTTGAGCGGTTATCTGAGCCTGCTGTTGCGCCTGCTCTTGCATTTGTTTGATTCGTTTCTTTCTACGAACAACCAGTAATCTTTCCGCCTGGTCTACATCTTTTAATTGACGAATAGCAATAGCATCCTCAAGGTCTATTTCTTTTTGGCCAAGTGCAATCTGAATGTTTTGCTCAAGGTATTGTTTGTCCTGATCGTTCATTTCTGTAACAACCATTACGCCAAAATTGTACATCGCAAGGTTATCGAAAGAAGATAGTACTGCCATATTAGTTTCCCCTACAGCGTTTGTGTATGCCTTGTATAGAACACTATCTGGTGGAATTACTTGTACACACCTCACGATGTCGTCGCAAACCTTTTTGTAAAGCACTAACGCTGCGTTTGTTATATCGTATATCGCATTGTTGCCTGCTTGTATGGCCATTTGATTTACACCAACAAGGGCTTCACCTTTAGGTGTAGTGCCGTCCATAACTTCATTGATACCTGTAGCGTCACGAATCATTCTTAAGTAGTGGTTATATAAAGAAACCAACTCTTGAATGTTCCTGATTCTATTTCCTATTTCCCGAACAGGTGGGTTTTGAAAACCACCCTCTGGATTTTTACTACGGTAGTAGAATATACCTGTTTGTTCGTATATGTCTTGAATCTCTAAAGGCTCAAGTTCTCCTCCTCTTCCGAGTTGTACGTTCTCCAAGCCTTCGATATCTATGATAAGACCGTCTGGTTTTGCTTTAGCAATAGACTGTTGAAGTTTTAAGTGGGTGATCTGGAGCATATCCGCAAACCCAATCACTGTGGATACCATTGACTTTGGAATCATTCCACGGATGTTTGTGGCTACAATACTGTATGATAAACGCGCACGTGAAATATCGTGTATGTTTTTAGGTATATTTTTCTTGGGGCCATAATTAAACAGGTGCTCCGTACCTACAATATAACAACCGCCGTAGACTGTTGCGTTTTTCATGTACACCGCCTCTCTGTCGTATACAGAGTTTTGAGGGGCGTTGTATTCATTGCCCTTGTAGTAAAACCCAATATTACCGTACGCTGATTCTTTCTTCTCGTAGATGATATCGTCTACCGACATAAACTCAAAGTCAAGCACCTCTATCTTATACTCATCGTACCCTTGTCGGTATCTTGTTCCTGGTCTATCGTATGTCGACCCTGTTGTAGAGAACTGTGTTGGATTGTTCCCATACTTGTTCATTACCGTCTTAGCAATCTCCTTGTACTGCTCTTCGGTAAACTGATTACCTGCAATACGCTTCAACTCCATGATGGTCATGTATTTAAAATGTCCTGCGTATGTCAGGTCTGTAAAGTTCGGGTCTTCAGTAAAGTTGTGTAAGAAACGTTTAGGGTCTACGTATTCTTCTTTGATTCCGTAGTTTGGGTCGTTGCTTCTTTTAGCAACACCCATTCCTAATGTTGTAATATCTTCAACACACCTGCGGTATATAGCGTCAGAGAAGTCATTCCACTTTAAGGTCATCTCTGTTGCAATCTGAGCGGCGACCTCTGCGTCTGTCTTAATGTTTGTGTCTAAGAATATTTCAGTTTCCTCTGGTGTTTCTGGCAAACTGTCTGGGTCTTCCTTTACATTAAGACCAAGGGATTTTGCCTCCTGTATCATATCACGATTCTCAATACGCAATATTGTAGAGTTTTTCTTTTTATCCTTCTCTGTTCTTGACAGCGGGTCAATAGCCTCTAATTGAGGGTAGGGTTTTCTTGATAGAATTTTGTTTACTACAATCTTAACAAACTTAGGAACTATAGGAACAGGCGTGTAATCTAAAGTTAATAGTGTGCCGTCGCCGTTGTTCGGGTCAAGAGAGTTTAGTATTTGTCTATAGATTGAAGTGTCTTGAGTTCCTTGAGCGTAATCTCTACATCTCTCGAACTCCGCGTTTCTTCTTCCGTATAAAGAGTTTTGATAATCACTACCAATCCATTGAGCGTACATTGCCTTGGCGTATTGTAAGCCGTAAGGTTGACACATCTTCTCTTTAGTTGATGCTAAAGGATCTGGAAATGAAGACTGTCCGTTTTTATATTCTGTGTTCATACTCAAGATTGCTACAATTGCAAATATACCGATTATTATTACCTTAAAATTATCTGACCCTTTCTGAAGAATTTCTTGTTGTTAAAATCTATTTTAGGTTTTTCAACTTTATTACCCTGAGCAGCAAGCAATGCCAGACCACTGGATATGGTAAGGTCATATCTTGTACGGTCATCAATCTTAAAGTTAATCCAATCCTCAAGTGTCCTTTCAAAATACATCTTACCAAACTCGAGAGACTCTTCATTAAGTCCTATGTGTGCATGTATGTACGCCTCAATTGCCTGTGCGTGCGCTTGTATCACGTCCTGAGAATTTGAAGGTATACCTTTAGTTTTTGTTTTTGTCCCGTACGTTGAGGTAAGGTGGGCAGGTCTGTCTAAAAGAAAGTGGCTGTAATTCCTTGATTCAAAGTACCTTGCTATTCCATACTTGTTGTTTTCAATCAACACAGGATAGCCATAAAACTTAGCGGCCATCAATATGTCTTCGTAGAATATCTTAGCCAACGGTGGACGTGATGCGTACTCTGCAACAAACATGTTTGACGGGTGAGCCATATTGAATTTGTTGTAGAAGTGACACGCACCTTTCGAGCCACGACCGTCTACAGTTGCGTCAATATCGTAACTATCAACACCTGCACACCCAAGCCAATCGTTCTCTGGTTTTGTTTTGTTTCTAAGTTCAACGGGCGGCATCCATGCTACACGCCACCTTCCGTTGGGATCTGGACTAAACACAACCTCTGTGTCTTGCACTCCGTTTGCCCAGTTAAAATTCCCCACAACTACAGGGGAAGGATATAGGTCTTGGTTGTATTCTATCTGTTCGTATATCTTCTGCACGTTAAACAAAGAGGCTTTAGCGCTATCTCTAAATGCTTCTGCTTCCGTGAAAGGAAACTGACGAATAACCTCGTTAAGTTCATAAGAGTCTCCACTTAATCCTTTTCTTTCGTTCTTTAGATACGTCTTTGCGCCCATAGTGATTTGCTCTCCTTCAATTCCTATTACAGGGTTTTCAGGGTCATCAATAACAGGCATTCCGTAAGAATCAAAGAATCCTTCAAGCGCTTCGTATGCAGGAATGAATACCCCATACAACCCGCTCTTTGTTCTTCCGTTTTCGTTTCTTTCGTTTACATTGCTGCTGTAATACATCTCTCTATACTGAGTTCCCCCTCTGTCCAAAGGGTTTACTGTACTTCCAACAAGTGCTTTTCCTACAATCTTTCTACCTACAAGCAAACAGGTTCGCTGTATCCTCCAGGCTTCACGTATATCGTTTCCTTTCTCCCACTTACCTGCCTCGTCCATATACAAGCGATGCACCTTTTCTCCATCGTACGCATTGTTCGTAGTGTTCTTCCAGTTGATAATAGTATTAAGAGCCTCTCCCCTTGAAGATGTTTTATTGTTCTTGGTGATTCTTTTAGAGGGTTCTCTAAATGCCAACTCCATACGGGGGTTGGTTGTACCGTCTTGTATCGGTTTAAAGAAGAACGGCAGCGACTTATAGATGGGCACCACCTTTTTCATAAAGATATTCTCTTGTGCATCGGATCCTGTCTTAGACATAATGCCGAGGAGTTTCTCTTTTACCTGTGAGCCCTCGTTTACAAGCACTGTTGCAGACATGTTGGTGTATCCAGATCGTCTACACTTAACGTATATCTGTCCAATACAGCGAGGGTCTACTACACAGGCTTCAAGGTGTACGAAAAGTTTCCTTTGAAAGTCAAGGTACGATGGATATCCAATATCAATCTTTGACCATTGTAAGAAAAAGTAGTGGTTTCCCGTGATATAAGTGGGCACCCCGTTGTTGTAGAACCATACTCCATTTCTTCTTCTTTTAAATTCCTCTGAAATATACCCTGTGTACTTCTTTCTAAATGCTTCTGGCATTTCCATCCACTCTTCCATAGAGCGAATTCTTCGTAACTCTTCAGGGAGTTCTGTTCTTTCCCAACACTGTTCTGCTTTGGGCTTGTTGTAAAACAGAATATTCTTTTTAGCAGGCTTCTTTGGTAACTGAATAGGCAAGTCGAAATACAATTCAACTTCACCAGAGGTATTATCGTGGCAAATGTTTATTGCAATTTCTTCTTCTATCTCTACCAGTCCTGCCATTTAGTAATCCCAATAAATAAAGATTTGATTACTTTGAGAATTGCTCTGCAAATCCTCCTGAGTATTCTCTTTCTTCTTTGATTTCTCCGTTTTGTTTAAGTCCCTTGATAAGTTGGGCGAGTCTTTCTCTTTCAACAATTAAGTCTTTTGCATCTACAGCGGTTTGTTTTATGGATTGTAGTTCTGCTTTTCGTTGCGAGCCACTGAGTTCCTGATCTACAGGCTTCTGTATTTCTTGAATCATGTTCTCTATAGCAATCTGCATAGACTCCATTAACCTTTCCGCTGTAGCGATGTTATTGTACTTCTTCGATTTTGCCATGAATTGAAGTAATAATAGTTCTCCATAGTTTCTCGCCTTCTATTTTCATTTCATAGTCGGCGCTTTTTCTAATCAAAACCTTGTCCCCAGGCTTTAATCCAAGTTCGTCTAACTTTGGTGAACTCCATTTAATATAACCTTTCTTTTCCTCTGGTTCTTTCTTTGAAGGAATCATGTAGATTATTTGGTTTCCAACCATAATTTCAGTTTCCTCTTCTTTTTCTTCCACCTCTTCTTCAGGTTGAATAAACACCCAGTCTGCTATCAAACGAATATTTCCCGTGTCTTTACATTTGAATGCATAAGCCTGTACAGAGAACGGGTCTATTGCTCCATCGTAGACGGCAACGTATATGTCGTCGTCTGGGTCTATGAATTGACCACGCTTCTTGGTTTCTTCTAATTGATTTGTTTCATCATTCATCATCATGTGGTTGCCACCAAGGACAACGTGGTGATGAAAATACAGGGTGTCTCCTACTTTAACTTCTGTTTTGTATTTAGCAGGTGTGGCTACTACTTCGCCCTCCATTGTTCGGTGAGCGAATTCATCCCACTTGGTATCGAGATACAATTCTTTGTCTCCTAATGTGAATGTATCCCTTGTGGTATTAGGGACACGTACGAGAAAATGTCTTAGTGATTTCATTCAAAGTCGCAATCATGTTCAATTAATACTGGCATATCATCTATAGTTTTCCAAAGCATAATGCCTTGATCCTTATTGTAGATGTACACAAGATAGCGACGAATTCCGTGTTTCACAAAACACCTTTCGTCAAGTATAATTGAATCAATAACTGAGTCCCCTGCTCTCTGGCCTACATAATAAGCCATGGCATCCTTCGGGTTTTGCCCGATAATGATTTTTCTAATGAGTTCCATTTTATTTATTTAACCAGTAATCTATTTTACCTGTATCGGTATCGTCGTCTGGGTTATCTATATATTCATTAAAACATTTTGTGACCATGCTCGCCATTAAGTCGAACTCTTCTTCGACCGACATGTGCATTCCAGTCATAACATCGTATCGTTCATTGGCTTCGTCCTCCGATGGGATAAAAGTACCAAAGCACCATAAAGAAATAAAGTTTTCTCTCCCGCCCATCTCGTCCATGATGTCTTCTATCTCGTCTAATTTTAAACGGATCTGATGAAAAAACTCTGCTCTTTCTTTGTCGGTCATTAGAATGTTATGTTTTGACCTAAGTATTTAACCTCAAAGAATGTGTCTAATCCCTTTATAACATCCCCTGTGGTTGATGATTGAGCCACTAACTGAAACCTTGCTGTGGTTACAGTGGGGTAGTTGTAGTAATACAGCGCAGAAAACTCTGCTACATATCTGATTTCGTTTTGTGTAGACCTGATTCCTTGCGCTAAATATGTTCCTGAAACCGCCTCGTAAATACGTAAGTCAACATTGTGGTTCCCTCCACCTTCTAAAGAAACCACAGCAGTTATTCTGTAGTACCCTGCTTCTTCTATTAATGGCTCGATACAGTCTCCGAAATCAGTTACCGTTCCAAAACCTAATATATTGTTTGTGTTTTGACCAAACATCACAGATGAGGTTGCTTGACTGGTTGCTCCTGTTGCTCCAGAGTCTCCCACTATTTCTGTGAACACTATTGGTGTAAGCACTGTATTTGATACGACTATATCTCCTGTAGAAGTTGGTTTTGCTACTAAGGATTGCGGTTGGAACGCAGATACAGAATTTGCAACAGACGTACTTAGGTCGTCATGGTCTATATACTTGTATTGACTGTTAGCCTCATCCCACAACAAATACTTATCATTATTAGCAGGGGTTGTTTTTTGAGGAAGTGTTCCCGCGTCTGCAAGAGCAACATTACTCCCTGTTGCTGAAATTGGTGCAATACCTACAACACTTGCTGTTCCTATTGGGTTTGCATTCAAATCTCTGGTTACTACCACCCCAGAAGTGCTTAACATTAATGCCTTTACATCAGATGTAGTAGTGCCTGGTGTTCCTGATATCTTTAAATCGCCTGTAGTCTCTACAGTTCCTGTTGATAATTTTAAAGCCGTATCGTTTCCTGCTCCGTCTTCTACCACCTGTTCTGTACCGCTGACGGTAGATGATTCTAACTTGAGAAGCGTGGTGAACGTGTCCTTAATTTTATTTCCGCTAAGTGATGCCATATTATTACTTTTACAAAAACAAAGATACAGATATGCCTAAAAGTACTGTAAGCCGAAAGAAAAAGTTTAGAGAGTTCTCTAAAATAGACAAGAGATACATACAAGACAATGTACTAAAGAACTTGCATTACCTGTATATAGACGCTAAAGAGAATTACGACTTAGGCAAGGCTGAGTTAGAGTTCCTCTTGTTTGTGTATGATCTGGAATTCTGGACAATGCAGTATGTGGCCAATGCAATGAACAAGAGTCCACACAAGATAGGTGACCGTATTATCTATCCTTTGCTAAAAAAGGAATACATATACAAGCACTTCGATAAACTTACTCCGAGTAACGCAATGGAAGACCATTTCTTTAGAGATGAAACCAAATACAACTACAGAGTACGCTATGCACTCTCTCAGAAAGGAAGGTTAATGGTTGCACGCATGCACAGAAAGATGAGAGGTGAAGAACCTTTTAGCGTTTCGCCTTACGAGCCGCATCCATAGCCTTGTTTGGCTCCCCTTTGTCGTGGGTAACTAAACGGAAAGGCGCTTCTGGTGATGCTCCCTTGTGTGGTTTGTAGTCTCCTTTCATTAAGAAGTGACGTCCGCCCTCTGTCATCCAGTGGTATCCCTTTGGTGCAGGAACCTTTACTGACTTATTGGTCTTCTTTAGTTTCATTTTTTCTTTTTCTTTTTTCTCTTGAAGAAATCAAAGATTGTTTTCTCGTAAGGAGTGACACGCCCTTCTGGCAACTCTTCTACAGGGGTGCCTCTAACCGCGTACTTTTTCTTCTTTTTCTTTTTCGGGTCTGTAGTGTTGTAATTCATTTCCTTGTTATCTCAAATATTAAGTCGTCGTATCGGTAGTCGGTATCCAGAACAACTCTCTTACAACCTTCTACCAGATCCTCTACTTCCTCAGAAACATCTTCTAACTCGTCAAACCAACTAATAGACTGCACATCTTCAATGATAAGTTTACCTCCTGGCTTTACCTTCTTTAAATAATGCCTGATAGCATACTTCATTGAATCCAATGTATGTGGGCCATCGTCTATAATGTAGTCACAAGAGTCATCTTCTATGCGCGCCACTGTATCCAATGTGTACGCATCTCTTAATCTCATAAGAACTCTACTGTAGTCGTTGTCCTTATACCACTTCTTCCTGGTCTTTTCAGCCTGGTCGATGGCATGTGGGTTGTTGTCAAACCCAATGACCTGTGCATTTGGGAACCAATCGCTCCAAAGAAGCATACTCCCGCCTGTCCAAACGCCTATTTCTAAAATTCTTTCTACACGCTCTGGGTTCTTGAACTCATGCGTGTAATACCCTTCTACATACGAGTGCACAGTATTCTTGTCTGAGCACTTGTAGTATTGTCCGTTGTTGTATAACTTAATTAAACTCATATTGCAAATATACTACCTTTGTCGTTATGGAATTAAAAGTAATAAGAATGTATAGCGCTGATGATTTCACTATCGGATCGCTGTATAGAGAAGTAGGTGAGGAAAGAAAGTTCCTTTGCTTCACCTTAGAAGACGAACACCGTACCGAAAAGGTAATGGGTGAAACAAGAATCCCTGCAGGTCGCTACAGAATCACCTTGAGAAAGGTAGGTGGCCACCACAGTCGCTACAGCGACAAGTTTCCAAACATGCACAAGGGTATGTTATGGGTAAGAGATGTACCAAACTTTGAATACATCTTGATTCACATAGGAAACACGGACGAGCATACAGCGGGATGTTTACTTGTGGGCCGTTCAGCAAACATGAAGGGTGTTATTGGCAGCAGTACAGTTGCATACAAAGACATCTACCCCGATATTGCCCAGGCTTTATCCGATGGTGAGGACGTTTGGATAACTTATGAGGACTATGCGTAGCAAATAGTTGTTTTCCCCTATTGACTTTTACTAAAATGTGTTGTACCTTTACACCGTACTAACGAATTAAGTCTTGCACAGAAGTTATTTAATCCAAGACGATAGTCACATTGGATTACATAACACTTGCATGTACCGAATTGAACGAATCGTAAGGTGCTCCGTTACATAGGGCCCCTATTTTGCTCAAAATTTCGCATGCATTTCTGCTGTTTACAGCGTACCTATTAACCCCCTGCAATGCAGTGGGGTTTTTTGTTATGGGGGTACCTCTCTTTTTGGGTTTTTACCAGGATCTGGGAAAATTTCCTGAGTAATGTTCAGGGTGGGGATAATATATATATGGGGACGTGCGCGCACGCGTACCCGAACGGGCGCGGGCGCATACGGGGGTGCGAGCGCAAGCGGATGCGCACACAGGTTTGGGCGTATGGGCGCACGTGCAAGCATAGGCGCAAGCGTATGCAGGTATGCGAGCAAGCCTGCGCAAGTACACGTGCATACATGAGGGCACCCATGCGTGCCCCACAGCCAAGCGGGAGTGCCTCTGTACGTATGAGGGGACGAACAAACCACGCTCACACACACACCCAAGCCCCACTCAACACACCACACCCCACTAATGGAGGCACACTGAGGCACCTCACAGCCCGTTTAAGAGCATATCTGCCGTAAGTAGTGTATTGGTACCACTCAAGCCCTAAAAGTCGCTTAAAACGGCTTAAAATAGCCCTTACGTACATACGCGCATATCTGATCACCCGCGCGCTCGCGCATACGCGCATGGAAAGACTGGGCACAAAAAAAGCCCCTCAAGGGGGCTTCAACTTTGGTCGTTTATTTTGGTCAAACAAACACCTTGTATGCTCCGTTAAAAAACCCTATTTCAAAATAGGTTTTCGACCTTTGGTTTAAGTAGTCCTCGACTAAAGCACAAACCAAGTCCTCCAATGGCTCCCCCTCGTATAAGTGTTCACTCGCATAAGAGTACACTCTGCTCGCCTCGCATAATGCGCTGTGTGTTCGCTTGCATACATCATGTATGAGGTCTGCATCATCTATGAGCGTATTAGCGACCTGCTCAATACCGAAAAACCTTAGGTCGTTTGTGTAGTTGTGTTTACACACTATAACAATTGAGCGGTACAATTCCTCGCATAATGCATCTATGCGCTCCTCTGCACGTTTTACATCCGCGATTATTTCGCGCTGTGTTGCACGATTGTACTCTGTTGATTTCGGCATTTTAACTTTGTTAAATTTCATAAAGCATTAAATTTTGGTTGTTAACTGCTGTAAACATAGGGCGAAAAACTCACAGCAAGTGTTAACGCCTTGTTAAAACTATTTTGCCTCGTATATACGTACACACTCACACATACGTACACACATACGCGCACACATGCGCACACACACACGCGCACACACGCGCGCACGCGCGCACATGATCCAGGCAAGCACGCGGATGACTCGCGCCTCCAGGCACTCGTGTGGTAGGGGGTTGATATATATTAGGGTGGGAAGATTCAACCCATGCACGCGCGCCTGCACACATGCGCACACGCCTGCGCGCCCACGTACGCGCACCCTCGCGCTCGCGCGCTCGCCCACGCCTGCCCACATACGTGAATACAAAAAAAATTTGTTAAAGCCTTGTTAAAATGGGCTGTTAAAGTTTTGTTAAAGCGTGTTTTTGGGCTTGTTTTTCTCAACTTTTTTTTATATATATACCCTATAGTACGTAGTGCTATAGGGATATCTATATACTTTCTCGACCTTCCCCTACCCCAAGTACCTCAAGCACCCATTCAAGCCACTCAGCACCCCTTAAAATGCGAAATCGGGCTTTTGGGCAAATGTTAAAGAATGTTAACGGCAAAGCCGTACCGCACACACCACACAAGCCTACCTCACACAAGCCTCACTCACACCTTCGCAAGGCACCGCCTTGCTCATTCGTAGGCGCAAAGGACTGAGGGCTGACTAACTCGCTGTATCATGCGCGCGTATATAATACACACGGATCAGGCAGGCAGGAAAATTGGTGCGCATAATGCGCAGGGATTTTAACATTTCTTTGTGATAGTCTTAAAATTATTTGACAGATGTTTGTGGTGTTCGATTGATGTTTAACCAAATAAAAACTTACACAATGCCGACAAACGACAACACACAGACAACACAGCCAACACGTAAGCCAAGCACACTTGCACTCTTGCAAGCACTTGAGCACAAGTTAGGGCGCGACTTCGTTGAAACGATTTTCGAGGATTTCTTAAACACTGAGGCTTTCGCAAGTTTTGGTTTCTTCACAGACCTGCTCACTGGAGCGTACTCAAGTGTACACGACCCGCAGTTCGCACTACTCGTACAAGGGAACGCAGATATGTTCCTCAACCCTGCCGAACTTACGGCTGAAAACCCTACCGACAATGAGTAGGTTTGCTACACACCGCAACCACAAGGGCTACGAGTACGTAGTCCGAGTGGTGAGCGCACCCTCACTTGAGGGCAAGACCGCGAGTTCAAGCAAGCGTAAAGCGCGAGGCAAAATGCAAGCCGATGCACTTGAGGTGAGGTACGCCGAGCGGATAGACCGCAAGGTGTACAGGGCACAAGCCCAGCGTGATGCTCGTAGAGCAAAGCGCAAGTAACTTGTTGGTAGTGGTGACCACACTATAAACGGACTATCTACGAAAGGTATAACTATGCCTTGTCGTAGTGTACAAATCGAGGCGTACCATACCCGCTTGAAGCGGTGCGTCTCGGTACGGCGGGTTAGGAAGGTGCAGATGGATGGACTTTGAAGTTCTGCACCGACTGAAAGCACGAGTCCATAGGGTGTATGGTACACGAGGGGGTTCGATTCCCCCTTCACTCACTAAATGTATAACCGATGATTGATTTGATTTTGAGCCTTGTGCAGGCTATGATGGGCTTGTCCTTACTTGGGCAAGCAGTATTGCACCTTGTGTTGAACCTGAGAAAAAAGACTGTGCTATGATGCTTCTCATATATATATGTGTGGTGCTTGTACGTACACTTGCACCGCACACACAGGCACCCGCGCGTAACTCGCGCGTGATCCAGACGCGCACCCGCTGTGGAGTGCATGACGCTATGAATCGTGGGCACATGAAGATGAAGTTTTAACAAACCTTTAACACTGATTCTCAGATATTTAGCCTACGTTTGTAGGGATGATTTGATGGTAGTGGTGACCACACTATAAACGGACTGAGTACACCGACTCTCTTTGCATTTTGGTTTTTTGGTTAATAACGTGGTCGGCGGGTACGCTGTGGGTTCGAGTCCCACGCAGTCCACTATGCCCAAGTGTGTAGGGCAAGTTACACACACAATACGAATGAGTATGAATTTAATTGAGTATGACCTTGTAGGTCACATTGACTCGTTGTTTGAGCGTAATGGCTCGGAGATTAGGCAACGCGACCTACCACCTATGAGGCAGGTGTCGTGGAACCTACGGAGAAGGTACGAGGCAACTGCTTGTGTACCAACGACTGCGTATGTTGAACACTTCCAAGAGTACATGCGAGCTGTGCGTGATGCTGTGTATAGTGCAGGCGAAGGGAGGAACGTGTTCCCCTCGAATGACTGGGCGTTTGAGCCTGATGTGTCATGTATGATGCGAACCGCAGGTATGTTTCGCGCCATATACGAGCGAAGGTTGGTTTGGGGTTCGGAGTACACACGTGGCGCGTATGACGATGGTATATGTACCCAACTGAACGTGTACAGAGGAGGTGGGATGGATTTGTTCTACAAGATGCAAGGATTTGATTTTATGAACTCCTCGCAAGGTACGTTACAGGGGTTTATGTACAAGGCAATCGCCTATGTTAATGACAAATTGGGAGACATTGAGCGAGCCACACGTGTAGACTCGTTGGCGATTGATGGAACGGGTATTTGGGTAAGAAGCCTCAAGCAGTTAGGTGGGTTCATAGGCTCGTTAGAAGGCAGAGACACAAGCAGATACGCGCCAGGCGTAAGTTCGATAGCGGTGAAGATGAATATAAGGATTGGTAAAAATTTTGTTGAATTGAAAAAGAAAAGTTCTATGGAGGATTTTGTTTTGGATTATGAAGGTAATAAGATACCTTCAAACGAGGCGATTGTGTTGACAGCACAAAGTGATTTCGAGGGCGAGTACATACACACACGTGACGCGATCGTTCACGACTTTGTACGAGTATGGGGTGGTACTTCAAGCGTGGTGCTTACACCTGATGATGATGACCGCACCTTAGAGTTGGTCGGTGGCGATATCGTTTGGGAGCCAGATTTCAGTGACGACATACGCTACTTGGATGCAGGCTCTCGCGATGGCGAATGGGCTTGGGTAGATGATGTAATATGGTGTGAGTCCGATGGGTGCTACTACCACAATGACGATGAGGGCGAATACGTATTTTGGGACTCACGTAGAGAAGAATACCTCGACCACGAACCTCGCGGTTCCTCAACGCACGAATACCACAGCGGATTCCGTAGAGTGTTCTATACGGACGACACCAAGTTCACCATTGGTTTTGAGGTAGAAAAAGAGGACTCAAGTATCTTTGACCACCACGACCTCGATGACGCGGATGCTACAGATTGGTGTCGCGAGTCGGATGGCTCGCTCGGAGATGATGGGTATGAGATGGTCAGCCCAGTCTACGATATGTTTACGGATGACCTTGATGTTGCCTTGAACGGCAAAACCCGCACAAGCCGTACACTTGTTGACCATATCAATGCAGAGTACACAAGTAATTGTGGAGGGCATATCAACATAGGGCAAATTGGTAAGAACGGCGAGGAGTTCTTCGATAGTATCCAAGCCTTCGTGCCGTTGTTCTTGTCTATATGGAGACACCGATTGGGTAACTCGTACTCGCAGATAAAGCGCAAGCCTGCCGACTACAAGTCAGCGGGCAAGTATTCCGCTGTACACGTCAAGGGCAGGTACATAGAGTTGCGCCTACCACCTGCTGTGCGTAACGTAACGAACCTCTTGTGGAGACGCGACCTCATCCGTATTGTGTGTGAGAATCAAAACGTAAAACCACTCAACGTGATTTCGATGATGCTCAACCCCAAGAGTAAACTACACATACACTTACGTAAGGTGTACAGCGCGGACATGATACACAAAATCGTGAGCCTGTACGCTCAGTTCGCAGATGACCTGTACTCGTCATACGACTTCACGAGCGATGGCGTTGGGGTGTTCATCAAGAGCGCAGTACGTAGACTCAAGAACCGCAAGGTCAAGGGTACTTCGATTGTGTACAATGCGAGTGAGGCTGTTGACCGATTAAGTAATTCCTTTGGAGCAGTGTACAACATGGACACCAAAAAGACACAAGAGTACCTACAAAAAGTACGTGACGAAGAATAATAGTTTAACCAAACTCAAGAGTGCAAGAGGATAACACCGCACAACTATGCTTATGTGTATTGCAATTATGAATGCAGGCAAGATGTTGCCTAAGAAGAAACTGTCCAACTGTTGGACATACAATGATGATGGCGCAGGTATGTTGTTCATACAAGACGGCAAACTTGTAGCCGAAAAGTTCCCTAACAAAGGTGGGGATTCGTTTGATAAATTTTACCAACGATATACGGAGGTCAAGACCTCTGTGTCAGGCGAGCAACCTATGTTGTTGCACTTCCGTATCGCTACTCACGGCATGAGTGAGGAGTACCTACACCCGTTCTTCGTGACGAGCGAACTCGGACTCGTACACAACGGAGTCATTCGTGGGTTCGGTAGTCAAGACAAGTCCGACACCGCAGAGTTTACGGAGTTACTCAGCACCATACCCAACGTGGGCATGGAGATGCTTGACAACTTGTTCATTGAGGATGCTATCTACGAGTATCTCGGAGGCACGAACAAGTTGATATTCCTCGACAACGAGGGTGAGTACCGCATATTCGGTGAGAAACTTGGCGAATGGATTGGAGATAATTGGTTCAGTAACGACTCACACACGAAGGCGATCAGGTACTACGGGAGTACCGCAGTTACAAGTGGGAGTACGTATTCGTACGACTGGGATGATGCCTACGCTGATGACGAAGAAGAACTCAAAGCGTACAACGAATCGTTCTTTAATACGAACGACATTGAGAGCATAGAGGAGTTCGAGGAGATTGCTTGGGATGAGAAGGCACCCTTGCACGGAACGTATGATTGCAACGTATGCGAGACTCACGACACCGACGTGAACTACAACGCGGAGTGCATGAAATGTGGAGCGTATCTACTTGATGCGGTTGACGAGGTGATGGAGTTGTGGGAAGACATTGACGAACAAATTAAAAACAAATCGTAATGGGTTGGTTAGAATGGTTCGAGGCGAATAAGCATAGTTATTCTATGAGCAAGTATGGGAGGCAGTACGCCTCCCTTACACACCTGCAGATCCAGGTATTGCAAGATGAGATGGCTTGTTATTGGATAGACAATGTGTTTAACAAAAAAAATAAAGGCTTATGTATAAAGCAATAAAGGTAAGTGGCAAAGACCACATGGGCTTTAGTTGGTTCAAGGTGTACAAGAACGGCAAGTTTACGGGCAATTCTTACAACGCGTTAGATGGTGAACACGCTATCAAGATGCACGAACAATTGAGAGGCTAAGGTTATGTGTAGTAGTAATCGAACCTGCGATTGTTGGGATAGTGCATACCAAAACACTATGACCGTATCATCTTACAACAAATGGTTGGGGGTGAATACATACACTAAAGCGTGCAAGAGTTGTGGCTCTACGGAATACGAAAAAGTAACCGAACACCGTCAGTTACTTGGGAACTGCTATCAACGAATAGTTGTGTGTAAATGTAGCAATACATTTATTGAGGATGAAGAACGATGAATAATAACCCTAAAAAAATAATGCTATGGGATTAGATATGTACTTGTATCGTAAGAAGCGCAAAAGCGATTACGCTACGAATGAAGATTACAAAACGGCTGATGATGTTCAGTTGGCTTATTGGCGCAAGGCAAACCATATTCATAAATGGTTTACGCAAGGAGTGGAGGAAGACAACTGCACCCCTATACCTGTAACCGAGAAAAAGATACTGAAGTTGATTGACATTTGTATGGATGTCCTTCAGGACAAAGATGACCTTGCAGTTGCAGAAGAACTTTTGCCTACACAAAGCGGGTTCTTTTGGGGAGATACGGATTACAACGAGTGGTACTATCAAGACGTTCGTGATACGATTGAAATTCTTGCAGAAGCACTCGATGATATTGAACCGAATGATGAACTGTACTACTATGCGTGGTACTAATACGTATGAAGTTGAATTTAAACAATAGTGCCTATGAAAGCAAATGAATTGAAGGTAACGGGAGTCCGTTACTTTGAAACCCGAAGAGGAGTGGGTTATGAATGCACAACCAACATACCTGGCGCACGGATCTGGAACGACGGAGACGGAGGCGGAACGTATATGGATGTGATAGTTAGCCCTTACACCAACCGAGATTTCCATAATACTTTCTTCCCTAACATTAGTCATGGGTCAATGCAGTATGAGCAAGCGCTTGAGCGACTCATCGACGAGTACGAGAAAGTGTGATGTTTGGTTTTTTCAAAAATTAGTTTAATCTTTTAACGCGTGAAGGAGGCGCAAGAAATGAATGACGTTATGATAGATAACTTAATCAACCGCTGTAAAGAGGTGGTTAAAGAGTTCCCTCAACTAAAGGAGGAAGTGTATGGGATATTTGACCTATGCATGATGGAGATAGAATTAGGCGAGAGCCAAGACCACGAGATTGAACTCGCACACGGTTCTATTGATGAATTACTTAATGAACTAAAACTCAAGAGTGCAAGAGGATAACACCGCACACCGACGATTATGAGAGTATTCTCAATTACAGTGCCTAACCCATACATAGGGGAGGGTAGCAAAAACGCAGACCGCGTAGCACCTATTGGTCATACTGAGCGGTCTTACTTTACGGTCTTTGCAAGAGACTTAGAAGATGCACGAAAACTATTCGTAGATTTTTGTGGACGTGGCTCACGTGTACCTACGCTTACCCAGATCCAGGAGATAGGCGTGGACGAACGTGTATCTAATCGCGTAGTGATAGACCAAATGCCCGCTGTGTATGAAAGTGTGGAGGTATCAAACCTTACACCGCAGAACGCGCAGAAGGTGTTGCTCGAATATCTTGAGGCGAATGGCGCAGACCCGCTTGTTGCACAGGCGGTCAAGACTATTGCTCAGGACAATGAAAGCCTACGTGATGTACTCAAGGTACGGACTACACCTAAGAGGGATGTCTTTAAGGTTACACCATCGGGGCAACTCGAAGAGATATCCATCGAAGAACACAACGCAACTGTTGCTGAGGAGAAAGCCTTAGTTGATGAAGTCAACAGCAGGCTAAGTTTCTTTGAACGTCTAACCAACAAGCGTGGTGGATAGTCACTTAACCAAAGCGGTGAGTCTCGTGCAGGAAGCGCGGGACACCGCTAATTTGTTGCACAATACTTTTGTTCGCATCAAATTAGACAAAGCACTTGAGGTGCTTGCTAAAGTAGAAGTAGAATTTAACCGACAAAACAATGAGTTTGTATAGAGAATTGCGGTTCAACCCGCCAAGTTTAGAGGTAGGTAAAACGCCTCGTGAAATAAAGATTGACCTCGTGTCCGTGATGTGCGACAACAAGTACAGGTGGACAGCGAAGAAAGATTCCGATGGAGATTTCAAAATCTCAACGAACGGATTTGCATACAGTAATTTCCAAATACCGCACCGCAAGGATGACATTGAGTGGGCTATGGATGCAGGCGACTGGACTGGTGTGTTTAACATGATTAACGAAGGCACCTCAGTTGTTCAATCTATTCAGTACCGATGAATGTGTTAGAACTATTTGCAGGC